AGACTCTTCTGCCTTTTTAGTTCCATATAACCATTTTGCAGAATTTCTCTGCATTACACCTATATTAACAGTAAATGACTTACCAGTAAGTTGATATTCATCACTAAAATCTGCTTTTGATGCAAAGAACAAATCAGATGTATCTGTATCAGGATTATTACCAGAAAGAATAATTAATAAATTATTCCCATCAGTAGTATATGACTTAACATTACCAATAAATTTCTTAACTCCACCTATCTTTTGATATGCAACTTGGAAGAAATCATTTGTGGTATTATACCAAGATTTCCACAAATTGAAATCTGTAGGATTACTACCAATACATGTTAAAGTAATATTATTGAAATACTCACCCTGTTGATAATCATAGAATGTCAATGCAGTATCTGTATCTCTTCCATAAAGAAGAATGAGTTCCACATTGTTTCCTTTGTAGATATTTCTAGTAAATTTAATAGCAGGACCATTTATAACATAAGATGACCCTTCTCTTTGTAATACACCATCAATAAAGACTAAAGCAAACTCTGGTTTAGCAAGTGGCTGAACATCATTATTACCATCAACAATTAAGAAAGGACCAGAAGAACCAGCACCAACAGCAGAATTGTTAATAAAACATCTATTATAAGATCCTATGCCAAATGCAAAGAATTTCTCAACTGCTAGAGGTTCATATACAGTCTTTGTATTCTCACCTTGACCCCAAATAGGAGGTTGATCAAATATTACCTTATTAGGAACACTAGTCCTATCAATAACATACGCATTCTTATGCTGCAAGACTCCACTTAAAGTAATGAATAAGTCCTCATTTACTTGAGTTACAACCTCAGTACCATCTTCATAATATAAATCAAAGATCTTATTTTCCCCATCAATATAATCAGGATGACCAATTGACACTGATCCAGGACCAGTGGTAAGTATTACTCTTGCAACTTCATATAACGTATCCAACGCAGATTCAACATCTTCACATTTTGTTGGACCAGAATCAGCTAGAATATCAGAGTCTACATAACCACCACTCAACTCATTTTTCATTGCCTTCTTGGCTAAACCAACAGCATATTCAAATGCTTCCAACGTTGGCTCTAATTCACCATCAATGAAATCTAAGACCCCATTATTAAAATATAGTTCTACTGATGTAGTTACCTTCTCATTACCACCAAATCTCAAATCATGTGCTAATGCATCAACCATCAGACCAATATCTCTATAACAAGTATTGCCCAATAAAGTCCAAGATAGTGTTGGATGAACTGTCTTAATATAAGTTAGAGTGGTCTTTTGAATATATTCTCTATTACGCTCAAGTTGATTAGCAGCATCAATCCACATTCCATTTCTCTGGAATATATTTCTAATCTTCTTCAAATACTTTGCATTTAAAGTATCATCTTTAAATGAGAACTTCCTACCATAGAAAGTGACATCAGTAAGAGGTGGATGTGCAAACGTTATTTTATCCTCACTAATAGTATAAGCAACTCCTGGTTCCTGAAGAATACCATCAAGAGTAACAATCAGTGATTGATTGTTATAAGGTTTAACTACATCTCCATTAGAATCTACTAAAGTAAATTGTGTTGTTCCTTGAAGATTTCCTTTATTTGTCAATGCTCCATCAAAAGCAGTAGATAAAGTAACATTTCCAGCACTAATCTCACTATCATTAATAGCATCAAGGGAAACAGATCCAACACCCTTCTCTACGTTTAAATTGTTCAACAGAACAATACTTTGAGTAATCTGTCTCTTAGTACTTGCTACAGAAACTATTTGTGGTTTTTTCTTATTTCCAAGTTCAATAACGCTAACTCTACTAACTTTTGATGCCTCAGACATCCTTACATCAGCAGAAGAATCAATTAGAACTTCACCAAATAATTTAAATCCTGCAGGGTGAGTCGTCTCTTTGATCAATTGTCTCCAAGTATCCATTGGAGTCTTTGATTTAATCAAATAAGAATAATCTTGATAATAGTAAGAATCATGAATTCTTTGATTTGAATCACTAATCTTACCCAAATCAGAATTATAATAACCTATATTATCATAATATGTTTTGATTATAGGAGAAAACTCAGTAAAAGAGATCTTTCTAAGAGTTGCTGTATTACTTTTTGCAAGTCCTATAATCTCCTTATCTTCCCTAAAAATTCCCTTAACGTTGTTGACAACAAGAACATTAGATCCACTTCTCCAAGAAGTTACTGTAGCTCTTGCAACCTCAGTAGTTCCAGACCTTTGTATAACTGTTTCACCAACACTAAACTTTTTAAAGTCAGATACAGTAAAGAAGTAATTAGATCTAAATGTAGAACTTAAAGTTTTGTCATTGTGGTATGATCCACCATTATTAGAGATAGTTATATTCCTAGGAATACCAATATCTTTACTATTCAGATAACAATCAACATCTTTATCAATAGATCCAAGACTATTATAAATTCCAGTTACAATAGGAATCCTCTTATAATCATTACCTATATTAGTAACTTTAACTGAATTTATTTCTCCAACTGAAAATATAGATGTAGTGATGTAACTCATAGAGCCACTTCCATCATGTGTGGCTTTAACACCAGTAGGATACATAATCTTATCTGGAGTTACATATAATGTCTTTTTGGTTCCTTGAATTGGATCATCAGTTACATTAAAATAAGATACTTCAGAATCTACAATATTATTATTATCGTAATAGTAATATTTGGTGTATAGAACATCTACCTTCTTAATCTCAGGATTAGTTTTTATTCTTGGTCCAAATCCAATTCTAAAATCAACTATATTACCATCTATTGTCTTCTCTTCTGTGACTAGATTAAGATTGATACTTGGTGAAATATCAAACTTCTTACTTATCATTGAAGTATGTGATAAATCAAACTTATATTTGTAATACTTTTTGATATCAATAATAGGATTTCTAATATATACTCCATTTTGATCTGTGGAAAACTCAAAACAGAATTTTGGCGTAGTAATACTATTGACATTAATAACTCTATTGGTAGGAGTACTTTCATCTTTGAAAACAGTACTCAATGTTAATGGAGTAATAGTCGTTAAAGTTTCATCATAATCATATTTAAATATCACTTTCTGTGTACTCTTATCATAAGAGACAATAATTGGTTGTGTGGGATCTACTGGATCTTGATTAATTTGGTATCCAGCATTAAGAACATATCCAGGATCATGATAATTTACAGAAACACCATTAGAGTGATCTGCTACAGTAGTTCCATCTTGTCCTCTAAGTACAGTAATTTCATTACCACTTATAGAAACTATCTTTAAAATCTCATTACCAATTTTTAAGAAGTCGTCTATATTAAATCCAATTGCACTATCAACAATTAATTTATTTTCTTGACTAGCAAAACCAGCATGATCAATACGTACTACAAATCTAGGATCTATTAGATCTGTTTTTGCTAAATCAGTATCGCCAATAGTCAGTATATCATGTGTTTTATATCCAGTTCCTCTATTAGTTAAAGCAACTTCTGTTACAGGAAAATAATGAACTCCATCAACTACAACATCTTCTACTTTGAAATTTGCCTTAGCACCAGAACCATTTCCACCAGATAAAGCAATATCAGCATATGTTCCTGGGGTATATTTGTCACCACCATTAAGAATTTCAAATCTTCCTATTCCACTATCGTTGAGAACCCTTGCTATGACAGGGGTTTCAAGGGTAGCTTCCTGATAAATACAACTCCTTATATGATATGTTGTATCTGTAGTATTATCTGGATTAATATCAATATCAATCGTCTCACCTTCACCAACACCATGATTGGTGGTAGTTGAAAGTAAAGCTACATTATCTTGAATACTTGAGATGCCTAAATTCTCACTTAAGGAATTAATTGCGAATATCTTTGATCCAGGTGTATTAAGTAAATCTGAACTAGAAAGGAACAGAGTATTTGAAACAATAAACCCTGCAAGTGTTACTTTTACCTTAACTGTATTTTGTGATGTAGTAGTTTCTAATACTTGACCAGTAGCAACAGCAGAATTAACACCATCATTAAGAGAAAGTATTGCTCCCTTAGTGTAAGAAGCGTTTTGACTTAAAACAAGAGATAGTACTTGTGTACTAGAAGTTAATGTACCTGTATTAGACCATGTACCAGTAACTCCACGTATAGCAAAATTAGAACCAGAGAATATGTTACCTACGATTTTTCCTTGAGATAAACCTTGTGTGACAGTATCTCCATCAAATAGATATGCAGTCTCACTTAAGTAGATAAAGAGTACCTTATCAACCTGAGATTCAATTTTACTTACTGTTATACCTTTAACAGAATCTACTTCTGCTCTAGCACCATAACCACTAGTATCTGTGTCATCAATAACTAATTGAGAACCAACAGAAAAATTATCTCCACTACGAAGAATAGTAGCAGAAGATACACTACCTCTACTAACTTCTTGTATCTGTAAGAATGTTGAATCCCCATTTTTATTGATATCAGAAGTTCTCAACCTTCTAGCATTTATTGGTAAGTCGTATTGAGAAATCTCTGAATTGTAATTAGAATCAACTGGAAGAGAATAATAATTAACACCTACAAGATATGGGAATACTGGAGTGTTAACAGTACTAACAGTAATGAAGTAAGCATATGTTCCTTGTGGAAATTCTGGTGTTATACAAAAACGTCCATTATTCTTATCTAGATAACCCCGATCATGCTCATACTCATAATCATTAATAAATGTTCCTATTGGGTAAGTAGATTCAGGTGGTCCACCAATCCTTTCTGTAACAATAGAATAACTAGAAGTCATCCTAGTAATAGAACTATTAGCATCTAATGGGTCACTATGACCATAAGCACCATATATGGGGTTACCATCATATGCAAACCCTATAATAGGCGAATGAGTTGTTCCAGTGTCATTTACTCTTAATGTAGTAGGAGATGCATAGTAACCATATCCATGTCCTTTAGATGGAATATAATTCTGAAAGAAATAACCATTATCACCATCTAAATTAGTTTTATTACTATTATACTTGTCCTTTCTCCATTCTTTAATAGTTGCTGTTGCAGTTGCTCCCGATCCAGTAGGAATTAAATCAACCCTTACATTACTCTGTGTATAATTCTTTCCACCAGTAATCTTTGTAAATCCAGTGATAGCACCCTCGTTAGAGACTACTGCTACATAATCAGCAAATCTTCCTTTTCCTGCTAAATCTGTTATTCTAACTTCTGGCGGAGAAGAATAATATTCTCCAGCATTAATAATTGTAATACTAGTGATCTCACCATTTGTTACTACTGCATCACCTGTTCCATTCCTACCAGATAAAATCTCTACTGTAGGAATAGATGTATAATCACCTGGATTATCAACAATTACCGATTCAACAACTTGTCCAGCTCTTTTTGTTCTTGCTAAGTCAGAAACCCCATTAATAAGAATAAATGGATCTTGTGTATATCCAAGACCCCTTGTGTTGACTGCAATTTTTTGAATTGCTCCATTAAAGACAACTTCATCATCTTTATAACTTAAGAATGGAATTCCATTGACAGCAATACCAACATCTCTATATTGAGTCTCATAAGACTCAGTTACAGAAATAGGATTCTTTCTAATAATCTTTAAATTCTTTTGATCTTGTGCATCAGCAGGTAAAGTACCAATAGTATGTGATGGGAATCCTGAAGATGTAATATAATATGAATCAATATCTTCATAAATTGCTGAAACATTAGAATTTAAACTAACACCACCAATAGAAACAGCACCACCCACATTCCATCTAAGATTATTCTGTTCATCAAATATCTTTACATCATTTGTGAGGAATCCAGCATCAGAAATATCAATCTTATCACCAGGATTTGAATATGGAACATCTGCAATATTATCTAAGTTATAAAGAACACCATAAATCAACAATTTAACACCAGAACCACTCACATTAACACCAGATGTTACAAGAGATCCTGTTGAATATGCGCCAGCACCTGATCTAGTCTTAATTACAAACTGATTTACATTCCTATCTTCAAAACTAAATGTTTCTCCATCAATAAAAAATTCACCTTTGGGTTTCCACCCCATTGTGGAAAAAACATCTACCCTATCTCCACTACCAAATGCAGATAATACATTCTTTGTTAATTTTGTTTTATTAGCAATAGAGAATTCACCATTTACATTGGATTCTGAAAGGATAATCTCATACAAATCCTCACCATCATACTTACCAGAATATCTAACATTATCAACAATAGCAGATGCATATGTATCACCACTCTGCTCAATCTTCTGACCGATAAGATCTTCTACAGTACCTGATATGACTTTAACTTTAAGTGAATATGAACTAATCCAATTAGACTCAGAAGCTTTAATAGTATGGTCTCTTGGATATGCAACCTCTGGATTTGGGTCATCATTGATCAAACACTTAAACAAGAATTTGATAGAGTTATCAGTTCCCTTTGATTGATAAAAAGAACTTATATTTTTAATAAGTGTTCTCTTGTCAATGTCTCCATTTAAGTATGCTTCTGGAAAATCACTAAGATACTGTGTTTCAAAGCTTTTAATTAGTGCATATAAGAAGAGATTACTAATATTCTGTACTATAGAACCAGATGCATGATCTTCTGCTTGTGTAGTGACAAACTTACTTGTCTCATAAAGATCACCAAGAGTCGTATTACCACTTACACCACGACTAACTTCTAAAAATTCTGTATCTGTTCTACTGCCATAGAAACATATCTCATCATTTATCTTGATATAACCGCCATATTTGGGGAATGACCTAGCATCAACAACTGTGATTGTATCACTAGTAAATTGACAAAATGCACTAGTTGTTGTAGACTGTTTTAGTACATTCTTTTCGTAAAAATCAATATCACGATATGTCTGGAGATTATTAATAATATCCAGAGGTTGGCCTTGAATCTCTAATTGTTCATAATACTTCTTTATGAACTTACCAAAAAGTTCATAATCTTCATTAATGAAGTCAGGTAATTGAGACTCAACTAAGAGCGAGATTTTATTAGCAGTTTTTTGCACTACTCTTTATACGCAACGAATTTACTCTTTGACACATCTACGTCTAGATATGCCTCACGTTTAACTTCAATATCTTTATTAGCAGGCTTGATTCGCAATTCAATACGATTATCAGAGAAACTACCTTTTAAGATGGTAAGATCATACATTAATGTTTCACCTTTTTTATAATTAATAGTTCCTACAGAATCATCTAATAGGATCTTTTCACCAGTTAAAGAATCTAGTCTATATAGGACTATTTTACCATTTCTATCCTCAAGATATGAGGTATAGGTCGGGAATTCAAATGTTGTAAACCCTGTGGATGAAAGAACAGGATTGTTACAATCTATTAGGAAAGGATTCTGATAACAAACTTCATAGAATGTGGTCTGATTGATTTGTGCAATGAAATCCTTTCTCATAGTAACATTGGTATCATTTGAATTAATAGAACGATCTGTACCATCAATAACACCAATAAACTTTGAATATCTAAATTTACCATTGAATTTCTCTGTATCACTGGTTTTTAAATATTCTTGTACACCTTTTGTTACTTTTGCTGCTATTTCAGCAGGAAGCAATTTAGTCTTTGTACCACTATAATAGATATCACTATTCAATTCAAGATATAGAATGGAAGGATCAACAAATTCTGGTCTGATAGAAGCAACAGTATACTTCTTAAGATCTTTTGTTAAAATATTCTTAGTATATGCAGATAATGCAGCGGCCTCAGTGGGTTTCACGGAAAGGAATACCTTACCATATGCAGGTGGTTCTTGATCCTCTCCACCAAATACAATAATATCACTAATTGCAGGATACAATTTCCTAACAACAGAAGCATAATCATGTGATGTTACTGCTCTATTTTGAGATCCGAAGAATTTTGGAGCATTGTACTTAATATTTGAAATATTCTCAATTGTTGCTCCACCACTTGCTGCAGCAGATGTTACAAGAGATCCTACACTAAAAGGAGTTAAAAT